TCACTTGGTTGGGAGCACTTTCAGGCCCTTGCGACGCCGAATGTACTGCTCTGTCATCCCGACGGTCGTGTGGCCCAATTGGTCCCGAGCGTCACGAATGCTACCTGTCGATTCCTCTTTGTCCGTGGCAGCTTTAGCGCGAAGGTCACGCATCTGAAACGCAGACTTTTCAATCCCGGCCTTCATCCTGGCCGCGTCAAATCTCCCCCTCAGCATGCTTGCTGTCATCGGCTGGCCGTTGTCCATTACAACGAGCCTGGTTGATCGAATCTTGTGCCCCTTCTTCCTTTCCAGTATGCGGTCGATCACGACCTTCAGCTCCCCAACAACCTCGATTCGTCGTTTCATGCTGGTCTTCCCCTGCGTGATCAGCAGTTGATCATCCAGCAAGTGGCGCTCATCCATCTTCAGGGTGTCGCCAATGCGTTGGGCGGTGAGGTAGAACAGATCCAATGCGTCCTTGAGCGGTTGATCGGCGTGCAGGTATACAGCCGCTAGCATTTCGTCCTCGACGTAGGTGTCCCGGCCGGTCTCCTTGTTCCCCTTGATGCCCGCGCATGGGTTGGCGAGCGACGTGTAGCCGCTCTGGCGGGCGAAGTTCCAGATCGCACTGAGCAGAGCCTTTTCCCGATTGGCGCGTACCTTCGCGGTTTTTGAGCGATAGCGCAGGTACTGAACCACGTGCTTTGGTTCGATTGCCTCCAATGGACCTGGCGGGTCGTTGAAAAAGATCAGGAGCTGCTTCAACTCTCGCGCGTTGTCCTTCTGTGTGGCCGGCGACTTCGTAGGCACCACCTCTTCCACGTACTTGTTTGCGACGTACTCGAAGGTCAGCGCCGCGGCGACCAGCGCATTCGCTGCCCGGCTCTTTTCGAGGCGCGCATACTCAACTATCGCGGCACCATAGTCGGAGCCAAGGGCGATTTCCTTCCTGGGCTTATCGCCTGCATCGTAGTAGTAATAAACCCTTCCCCCGGATCGCAGGCGCTTGCGCAGCCGGGGGATGCTGCCGGAGTTGGTGGGCCGTCGCGCCATTTACTGAATTCCCATCCGTGGTTGCCATTCGGTCTTTTCGGGTTGCCGATCTTTCTTTCCGGCCAGCAACGATGCCGAGATAACGCAGGGCCAGCCATTTCGCTTGATAGTGTGGCGGATGCCATTGCGGGACAGGACCAGAATCTGTCCTGCCTTTGTCTTGGCACCTGTGAGTTCGCAAACGTCTTCGTGCGACAGGAAGTGAATTCCGTCCATACCTACCTCCCGCCGCCCGTGGTGGGCCGCGCAGTCTTGATGATGTGGATGATGAAACCGAAGCTGATCAGCAGCCAGGTTATGAAGCCACCGAAGGCCGTGATGATGTCTTGCGTTTCGCCTGAACTCAGTAGTGCGGGAATGCCTACTACAAAGCCAACAACCGTGCCGAACAGATACAGGATGAAGCCCGCGAGGATCAGGGTGAGCTTTATTGCGAACATGGGATGTCCTTGCCCGCCGTTCACCGGCAGGCACGTAGGGGTTTGGGTTAGGGGTAGTTTTTGCTGATGCGTGTTGCGATGGCGTCAAGCTTTTCGGCCATGCTCCACATGTGGTTGTTGTCGCTGCGTGACACGACAAGGGAGCGCTGAACATTCCGGCCCATGAGGATTGCGATAGCCAGTCGGATCATGGCTGCCTCGAATTTTCGCCGGATGAATCCGTCTCGCGGGATCATGGCCTTGGCCCCTTGTAGATGAACACGTAGGCGAACCGGAGGGTGGCGATCATGGCTTCACCCGCTTGAACGCGACCACCCAGACCCACGGGTTGGCGCTCCAGTAGCCGCCGGTGACGCTCCACAGGTTGGCGAACGCAAAGCGCGGTGTGAAAAGGCATTGTTCGTGGCTGGTGGTCTTGTCCCACGCCCAACCGTTGCGCTGCTGGTGGCCGGCCTGCGCCGGACAATCACCGACGTCTTTCCATCCGGTACCGCCGTGGAAGCACTGCTGTCCGTAGTCGGTGAAGAAGCATCCTTCGGCCTTGGCCTGCTCTTCGCTGATGTCCTGCAGCCGCTCGACGCGCACGTCGGTTATCTCCAGTAGGATGCGGCTGGCCCAGCGCGGCATGTGGATGCTTGGCCTGGATCGTCTCGGATAATCCCAGTGAGCAACTGAGCCGTCGTATTCAGGGTCTTTGCTGCCTGCGTACAGCACCGGTGCTCGGTCAGCGGCATATCGCGAAAGAACCACGGTGTCACTGCTATCCTCATCCGCTTCTGTCGTCTCGCGCACCCACAACCGGTCGCTGGGCTTGCCATACGGGCAAGGTGCGTATTCTTCAAGCTCCTTGGCGCACGCCGCTTCGGTCGATCCAAATACGCAGAAGCCATAGCGCGGGTCTCGCTGGCCTATTGCGCTCCAGCGCTGACGATCGCCAATCGGAATGGCGGCGTTCTCGGTGGGGATTTGGAAACCTTTCACTGCCCGGCGCGTGACCGTCTTCCGGCCTTCCAGGATGGCGCGCACCATCGGCGCCGAGAACAGGATGGGCCGTTCTTTCGGTTGCGGTGAGGTGGTCATCAATAGCCCTCCCAGTTCATGCTCTGGATGTATTCGTTCGGGATGGTCACGGCTGCGTCGGGTATTGCGCTTTCGACTTGGGTGTCACCGAAATATCCGATAGCTGCCTGAGCGCGCTCCATCGACAGCTGGGCGTGTCGCAACTGCCAGGACTTGCGGGCCTTGTAGGAGCGAAGTGCCAGCGCCTTGTCGGTATAGGCGAAGCGCTTACCCCAGCTGCCGCCGTCTTTCAGTACGCGCTTGCGGCGCTTTTTCACTGCATCAACGGTCCAGCTGTATTGCGGGCCCTTGATCAGGTCGCAGGTGTAGGTGTCGCCGATGTAGTAGCACTGCGCGGTTTCGCCGATCACGTGGTAGGTGATGCAGTGAACCTCAAGACCATCCGGGCCGATGGTGTCGATGTAGCGGAAGTGATCCGGCCCGGCTTTTTGAGTTTCTTCAGGCATGACTTCGTCCTTGCCGCTATAGCGGCTGACTTTGAAGGGGGAGGGGTTACTTGCGGAGTGTTCGAACTGCGGCGTCGTACTTGAGCGGGTCGACGTTTGGGTATTGCTGAACGATTTCCATCAGGCGCTCGCGCTCAGGATCGACAGGCAGAGCAACCGATGCCGGCGCGAGCTGCTCGGCGCTCAGTGGGTTAGGCGAATAGCGGAGGGCTGACTTGTATGCGGCGTCGAGCGCGTCATCCAAATCACCGCCGGCCTTTTTGGCTTCGTTGAAGGCGATGATCATCTTCGCCCGGACGTCGTAGCAGCGCTCAACTGGCATGCAGGTCACCTGCACGCCCTGTGGCTTGGTCAACTGATCAATGCGCTCATCCGCTGCGGTCAGGCGCTGTTGCAGGGCGTCACGCTCTTTGATCGCCACTGCATGCTTGCCGCGCCAGTGCAGCACGGCGTCTAGTTCTTCGGCGGCTGACACTTCCGGTTGCCCGGTCATTCGGCGCTCGATCATCTGCCAGGCGGGTTCGTACTCGGGCCAGTCGCTTTCAATAACCAGGAACGAGCGAGCAGGAGCACCCTCCCTCAACACCGACTCATGAATTCTCCGCAGGAATCCGCTTACGGCGCGCCTCTCGGCGTGCGAAAGCTTGTCTAAATCGGTGTATTTGATGACGTTGTATCGATCTTCGCGATGGAAAGAGATCGCATTGCTTTCTGTAGGCATGGGAAGTCCTTGCCGGGCCATGCCCTGGCGGTGGAGTGACTGTTTAATTAATGGGGCACCTATAACCAAAGAAGTCATTTCGGATTTCTTGGTTTTTAGGAACCCAACACATGAAACGACTGACCGAGTGGATCAACCTGATAACTGCCATCCTTCGCCTTGTCGCCGCGATCATCCGTACCGGCTGGCTTTGAGCTACGATGGCCCCTTCCTCTAAATGGGCTGGACCATGACAAAGCACGATATTTACGATGAGATCGAAGGCTTTCAGGTTTGGAACTACATGGAGTGCGACAAGGACGAGGAAGGCCGGGAGACCTGGCGTATCAACGTCGAGGTGAAGCGCGGTGGTGAGGTGGTGGTGCCGGTTGTTGCTGGTGACCAAACCTATGTTGACCGTGGTCTGGCGCAGGTTGCTGGGCGTGAGGTTGGAGCCAGGATGATTGCTGAGCGAGCTTAAAGCTGCTGTAGCAGGCGCCGGCCGATTCAGCGAACCACGGTGACGGCCTTGCTGTCGCCGATCGCCTGTTAGCGTGGGCCTGGGGGCATCCATTGGCAGGTTTGCATGTCGCTTTCAGGTTGGGGATTTCGTATGCTCAGCACGCACCCAGGATTAGGAGCTTGCTGCCGTGTCGGATTGGAAATTGTTGAAGGATGGCTGGACTTGGCTTTGGTCTTTGGGGCCGAGGGAAAAAGCTGCGTCAACTGCGTTTGATAAGCTACACATGAGCATGCGAACTACGGTGAAATGTCGCTTCGCTGCAGCTGACAGGCTCAAGAACTATGCACGGTTTTCTTTTTTTACTACTACTGTCTTATCGCTTGGCCTGATCCTCATTCCGCTCATTCAAAACTCTCAGGTCACGCTTTCCGTAGCACCATCTGTTCTAAACATGATGCAAATCTTCTTGGCTGTAGCCGTATTGGTATTTTCGGTTGTCATCGGTACTGCAAAGTACGAACTGCGATCAGAGCTCTTAACGGAGTGCGGAAATCGACTCAAGGAGCTGATTAGGGAGATGAATCGTTTTAAGGGCACCGCGGAGGGGAATGACCCCGCTGAGCTAGAGCGGCTCGAAAGGGAATATTCGCGCATCACAACTGATGTGGAGAATCACGCTCGCGTCGATTACAGGCGCACATGGCTTGATATGCGCAATGACTATTTTTTAACCGGCATTCCGCGTCTTAGATTTTTGACGGCGACTTATTGGTACTCTTTTTATCCATACCTTATGCCCTTGATACTTATGGCGATGGAAGTCATGTTCGTTACTGACATGCTTGGAGTTACGACACTTTTGCCCAAAGCATTTCGGATCGCAGAAGCGTAGTCAGTCTCCACAGAAACAGTCGATATCCTCTGCGAGATATTCAAAGTTGAAGTCGGTTTGCCGGGATCGTTGCTCGGCGGACCAGCCCATGGTCTTGTAATCAGCGCGATCTTGCCGGAACACCTGGCCAAAGCGCTCTTCGGTACCTGACCACCAGATAACCCGTGATGGATCATCCATAATGGTCTTGATCAGCTTGCCTTCGCTCTTCTTCCAGCACAGGTCGCAGTTGCCGAAGTCGGAGTTCATGCCGAGGTCGAACGGTTGGTCGGCCCAGAACTCGGCGACGTCTTCCTTCGTTATGCCGGCGGTGTAGGAAGGGCAGACGTTGTCCCAACGGGTGCCGCCGCGGTCATTGGCAGCCATCATGCGGTGGTAGCGCTTCGGCTCGTCGTAGCGGATACCGACTACGCAATCCCATTCGTCGTGGCCCAGGGCGCGCATGTGCTTTTCGCCAATTTTCACCTTCAGGTACGCCGTGCACATGTTGTTCGAGAAGTTCGGCAACACCGGCGGAAGGTTCTTCACGTCTTTTCGGTATGCCGCGTAGTACTCGAGCATCATCGTGAAGGGCTCACCGTTACGGCTGGCCGTCTCGAAATTCACCAGCTTGTACCACGGTGCATCGTCAGGCTGGCCGTATACTCGGCACCACTCCATCCAGACGATGCCGACGTTCCATCGTTTGTCGATCTGATCAATGAACACCAACGTTTTTTCGCTCTCCTTGCCGGTATTCTGGAAAAAGGCGTGAACATCAGTAGGGAGCTTTCCGCCGTGGGCGTCGAGGATCTTACGTAGCATCTGCCCGCTGGTTCGGCCTCCGGAGACGCCGATCTGGGCCGGGCCCGTTATCAGGAAGGGGTTCATAATTGCTCCAGACAGCCGTCTGCCTCGCCGGCTGGCGTGATTCGTAAATTGGGTTGATGATTTGCACTCAGCAAAAACCTGACGGTGACTGCGATGAGCACGAAAACCGATGTGGAAGCGATACGCCTGATCGGCGCTGAGGTTGTCCGCCTGCTGAGCCTTCCTGATGAAGCGCTCGAAGCTGAGGTGCGCCCAGGCCTTAAGTTGATCGCTGACCTGGCGAAGTGGCGTGACCTCGCCGGCCTGCCTGCTACTGAGCCGGCTGGCGTGATTCGTTAATGAGTGGGCTCATATGATTTCCCGCAGAACCAAAATCAGAAAATGAAGTCTTCATATTGGTTTGCAGCCATTAATTAAAACGGACAAAAAATCATGAGCCTAATTGACTGCCCTGAATGCTCTGCAAAAATCTCTGATAAAGCCTACTCCTGCCCCCACTGCGGAAATCCTTTTCGCGAGCCGCCATCTGGCCGCTATTTCAGCGAAAAAAACATTGGGCAGATTGCCGGGGTTACCGGCGTCTGGCTAACAGCTCCTTGGCTCGCACGGATGGTGTTTGGAGTCGTCGCTGTGATTGCGATAGCGGCAGTTTTCATAGTTCGCTCAAGCTAGAATCTAAAAATATCTGCGTCCGAGATTGATATGGGGTATTACGGGTTACCGGCATGGAGCCGGATTAAGGAGAGCTAGATGAGCGAGAAGCCTTCAGACTGTGAAGTGGCTAAGCTGATTGGCATAACCGAGAACGAGGTCGGCACCTATCGTGTCAACTCCGATCTGAGGCCTGACGGTCGATGGCTCATCTATTTCGGATACCAGATGCCTGTAGCTTTGCGCAAAGGCCTGACTGGGAGCTTCACGTTCTTAATGCCTGAGATAGGCTAAGCGCAATCTCAAGCGGCCTTGCGCTGGCCCAGCACTTCCTGGCGTGCAGCTTCAAATTCGCTGCCGAGGATCTCGGCGGCACCCTCGATCTTCTCGCTGCCGTCCTCAAGCCTGAGGCCGAGGTTCAGGTACACAACCCCATCCAGCTCGAAGAACACGCCGCCGCACATCCACAGCGCGCCAGGGTTCAGGCCAATTGCCTCCCAGGCCTCATCCATGTCGATGCTGGCGGGGCAATGCTCCTTCCACAGAGCCGACAGGCGCTCATGCTCGGCGACCTGGGCAGCGCGCGCTCCCTTCGGCGTCCCTTTCGCGTGCTTGGGGCTGGATCGCAGAGCGCGGTAGTCGTACTGATCGGGGCGGCACCAGTGCACGTCCAGCTCGCGGCTATCACTGAGCTTCACGCCACCGACATAGCTTCGATTACCCGACCGCATCGGCGAGGCCGCACCACCAAACACCTGGCCAAGTTTAGAGCGTTGGGCGTCCCACTCCTTGCGTTTGGCTTCCCAGGCGATTACCGCGGCAACCACGGCCGGGGCGGTGGTCTTGTACATGTAGTTGCTCATGGATTATCTCCAGTCAGGCGCCGCCCTCCGTGACCGGTGGTGGCTGAGTTTTTGGGGGTGTGGCAGAGTGATGGCCATATTTCTCACCATCACGCATGGAGCGTTGCCGATGTGGCGTTTACTGATTCCTACGATCGCTTTACTTATTGCTGGCTGCTCAGGACCCGGCGTTGTGCCGATGGGGCGGGATACCTACATGATTGCGAAGGACGGAAGCTTCACAACTTTCGGCGGTGCCGCCGTGAAAGCTGAGCTCTATCAGGAAGCCAACACTTATTGCGAAAAGAAAGGTAAGCAACTGATGCCAGTGAAAGAGGCGTCTCGCGATTCTGGTTATGGCCGATATGCGAATGCCGAACTGCAATTCCGTTGCCTTGATGTGAACGATCCAGAGCTACGCCGCCCAACAATGGAGTCAGAGCCGACTGTGAAGATCAAAGTCGACTAGACCTCCGTGACCGGTGGTGGCAATTTGGTTTGGGTTGGGGTATTACGGGTGACCGGCATGGAGCCGGATTAGGGAGCAGAAATGTCAGCTACTGCGGAAATGCTTTTCAACCTTCAGAAATTTCACCTGCTTGCGTTGTTCACAAGTGAGTCAGCTACCAAGAACATCACGCCGGCTTACGCATACGCTTGGGACAATGGAATTTATCCGTACGGAAACGAATCGGCGGTCTGGCACGAACCCTATAAGGATTTGTTTTCAGTTGGAGAAGAGCAGATTGCTGAGCTTGCAAAGCTTCTGGATGATAAGTGGATACAAAAGGAAAAAATTTCTTTTTACGAGCTAGAGGATCACTACGATATTCATGGGTCTGGACATCCTGGCCCAGAGTGGGATAGAGGTTCACTAATCTCCGCTTGTCATTACTTCTATCTTCTGGATTGGTTTGATGATGAGTTTTGGAAGGGGCTTGTGGGGCATTCTGACTGTCCGTCCGAATCACATTCCATAAGACGTGAGTTCAAGCCTGAGGATGTGTATTTCCTTTGAGTACTCAGGGCTCGACTATCTCGTCACCTGAGTTTTTCCGGATCTCCTGCAAACTTTTTTTATGAAACTCTCGCGCCACGTTTTCGCTAATCACGATTTCGTGGCGCAAACACAGTGCTTCAATCGCGCCTTCTCGGCCCAGCGAGTGAACATGACGCAGGCAGCCGGCCATCACGGATCCCTGCTCGGTGTCCTCGGTCCACTCCATCAACTGCAAGAGCCAGTCTTTCTCGCCCTTGCAAACGCGGAGCCGAAGGTCCTCCGTTCCGCGCTCCTTGCGTTTCGCCGCGCTCTTTGCAGATCGCTGCTGTTGAGTTGCAGCCATTGCCTACCTCTTCTATTCCGCTGGCCGGCAGTGCGAGCCAGGTTTGACGTTTGCGTTGCTGGGTCCGGGCTATGCGGCGAATGAAGTTCCGCCCTGGCGTGCTTTGGGATAGTCGATGCCGTGGGCGGCGATAATCCGCTCAAAGGCCTTGCTGCCGATTGCCAGCTTCCCGCAGCACTGGCGCCGGCTGATGCCAAGCTCCATAAATGCCCTGATGCGCTCGGCGAACTTCGCATCCCGCTCCGTATCAATCACGTTGTGCACCAGGTTGCGTGCACCACCTCGGGTTGGTGCCTTGAACGTGATGTCGTACCGCGAGGCATGGTTGTAGATCAGCCGCCGACTAACGCCCAAGGCTGCGGCGACTTCGGTCTGGGTGTGCGTGATACCTAGCTGGCGTATCTGCTCTACCAGCTTGAGGCGGGCTTGGGTACGGATGTCGTCCTTGTCGAGGGGTAAGGCATCTGCTCCAGCCTTCCGCCGAACAAACGGCTTTGGCGCGGGCAGCTCCTGGGGTACATATACGACGGGCGTCGGTGGCGGGGCAGGCTCGATCTCTTCGATTTCGCCGCCGGCTGCTACAAACTCGGCGACCTGGGCCGCCAGTTCATCCGAGGCTGGGCGCAGCGCCTCGACCAGGTTTCGGTGGTTGCTGATCATTATCAGGCTCCTAAACGATGGGCTTGCGCCCGAGCTTTGTCCGCTACCTCGTCAACCATGCGATTCAGCTCCAGGTTGAACTGGACCAGCTCTTTGTGCAGGTTGGCGATGTAGTCTTCGTCGCGGTAAATCGTCTCGATGTAGAGCTGGCACTCTTCATCCTGGCGCGAATCGAACGACAGGAAGTCCCACCACTTACGTCCGGTCACGAACATGCAGCCTTGGACTTGCGGCATGTGTTCCTCGGGCATGCCTTCAAGCCAGGTCCTGACATGTATCGCTTCGTTGAAAGGGCACTTCGATTCGGTGCCCCCGTCATCGTTGATGAGGCCATCGGGTGAGCAGCCCAACCAGTCGTACTTGGGATGAACGATGAACTCCGAGGGCAGGACGATGTTGCCGGTTAACATTTCGTAGGCGTCCTGGGCTTTTTGCTCCTTGGTGTGACCCCACTTCATCGACGCGCTACTAACGTTGTGCTTGGATTTCTTTGCCAGCCGCTCAAAGCAGAGCTCACGCATGTACGAGGTCCGGGCACCCATTGGCTCGCGCTTGCCGCTTTTGTCAGGCTTTCCCCACGCCATCACATCTTTGAAGCGGCTGGCTGTCACGCGTCCAGATCGGTCCGCATGCCACTTCTCTGTGCCCTGAAGCTCAGTTCTCACTACGCGGCCTCCTCAGTGTGGGGTTGGTCGGCGTTAGAGCTGGTCATGTCGGTGAAGTCAGCATCGACTGTCGCCGCCATGCTCTTGAGCGCTTCATGGCATTCCAGGCCGATTGCTGCGCGCTGCTTCGGCTTCAGACCTGCCCAGGCTGCCGCATAGGCCTCGATGTCTTGCTGCTTCGCGACAACCAGAAGGTCTGCAAATACACCGTCGATTTCTGGCGACGGGGATTTAGGGCCGAATGACACGCCAGCAGCGGCGGCGGTGTTCGCGGTCTGTTTGGCTGGGGTGATGTCGATCTCTCCACCGTACGAATCTTCAAATTCGTCGGGCGTGTAAACGCCAAGGATCACGTCAGGGCAGAAGAGGCGTGCCCATTTCTTGGTAACCAGATACGCGATTTGCTGCTTGGGGTCTTCCGCCCAGAGCGTAGAGTTGCGGGTGCGGACCTGGGTTAGCAAAAGCTCCAGGGTGCGGGGCTCGTCTTCACCCCGGAAGGTCGCCCAAACCTTAATGCCGATCCCTTTTTCGTCTTCAAAGCTCCAGGCCGGGACGCGGTATTTTTTAAACTCGCCAGTGTCCTCGTCCTTTTTGGTCTTGCTGGTGACTTCACGCATCTTCCCGATGACGTTTCCCCAAGGGCCAAACCATTCGAAGTTCAATCGACTCGTGACTGGCGCCTTGGCGATGATCACTGCGTTAACGAGCTGCGCCTCGTAGCTCAATGCGCCGCCGTTGACGATGAATGTCTTCTGCGCCACGGCGAAGGGGTTCATTTGCCATTGCATGGCTTGAAGCACCACCGCCATGCAGTCGGCCTGGTTACCTTTGAGATGTTTCGGGACGGTGGTCACTCCCTTAGACATCATCATTGCAAGGTCACTCATCGACCGCATGGTTCCTGGGTCAAGGATGAGCGCTGCCGCGTTGTGCGACGGATCGTGGTACGTGGCGAGGCCTGTCTGTGCTTGGGGATCTGTATCGGTCATAGCGCCCTCCGTAGCCAGCATGAGATTCGCTGGCTGTGAGATGGAAAGGGTGGTTAGAAGCGGATGGCGCGAAGCCAGGCGCGAGCGGTTTCGAGGTCTACGTCAAAGCCCAGCGCTACAACCTCGACAATGTCGTCAACTGCTGGCGCGGTCGTAGTCAAATCGTCCTGTTCAGCGCTGGTCGCCTGTGCGCTGACTGGTGCGACATCGGCCTTCGTCTCGATCAAGTCAGGAGCCGTAGCGATGACCGGGGCCGGCGCGGCAGCTTGGGCGCGCAGACGTGCCAGCTCTTCCTGGTCACGCTGATACTGCGCGTCGCGTTCGCGCTGCTGGCGTTGCTGGGCTTCCATGTCGCGGCGCTGCTGGTCCAACTCGTCCTGCTGCTTTTTCAAGCGCAGACGATCTTCCTCGGCCCGCTGCTTACGCAGTTCTTCAGCCTCAGCGTCGGCGATGCGTTGCTTCTCGCGCAGTTCGTCCAGCTCTTTCTGCTGAGCCAGCAGCTTGGCAGCAGCTTCCTCTCGATCAATGGCAGCCTTGTGTAGCGCTTCCAACTGCTCAATTGCGTTGTCGCGAGCGATGGTGCCTTCGGCTTCAAACTCGCCGTATTCCTCAGGCAGAATTACCGAGTCTTTGACATTCTGGAGAGCGCTTGAGACGTCGGTAGCGCTGCGGCTTGCGTATGCGGCAGCGACAGAGCTGAAGCGGGTAATCTTGGCCCGGATGGCTTCGACACGCTCAGCCTCGACACGCTCGCGCTCGGCCTTCGCGTCGGCGATACGCTTTTCTTCTGCCTTGATCGCTTCATCGACAGGCTCTTCAATCGCCAGCACACGAGTCTTGAGCGTTTCACCGAACTCTTTAACTTGGTTGACGCGAGCCTGAGCTTCTTTGACCTTTTGCTGATAAGGCACCAATGCGGTTTTGGTGGTCTTATCCAGGGCGTAGCGCACATCGCGGATGTCGACGCGAACTTCCTTCGCGCTCGCCAAGCCTTCGCTCGTCGAGCAGTCAACGACCAGCTTCGCGTAAGTTGTTTCCAGGCGAACGATTTGCTCCTCGTGTGGCCGATACTCCGCGATGTCGGTGACGGCGACAGCGGGGGCAATGGACTTCTTGGATTCTTCCGTTTCGCTCATTTCGAGCGATTCTTGTGCGGGTGCTTTTTTAGGATTGGTGGACATGACGATCCCTCGCCGCGCCTGGCGCAGCATTGAAGTGTTGTGGTGGGGTTGTGCCGTTAAGCGGCGGAAACGATAGAGGCGTTGTAGTCGGCGTAAATCTTGTCGATGCGCGCCCGGAAGTAGCGATGTTCACTGTCGTCGATAACCCGCAGCATGAAGGCCAAGGTGACGCAGGATGTTGCCGCCGCACTGGCATTGGCCTTGCCGAGGTCGTGAATCATGTTGTCGATCTCGCCCTCAATCCAGCTCACAGCGTTCTGATGATCTCGCTGTGCGACGTTCATTCGGCACCTCCTACTGGCGGGCAGATAAGCTCCATCTGAGCCATGACGGCACCTATGCGCAGCTTGAGGCTGGCGCGCTCTTTGATGCGCCGAGCCTCGCGCTCAGCGAGGTCGTCAGCCGTGTACTCGTGGAACAGGTCGACGTGCTGCTTCTTGCCAAAGTTGGGCAAGTCCCAGCGTCTGTCGGATTCTCTGGCCTGGGCGCTATCCGCGCAGCTGGTTGGCATGGCGAGTCTCCAGGCTCCGGGCGAGGGCGCAGGCTTCGTTGTGGTTCCCGCGAAACCCCTTCACCTTGCCGGTGGTGGAATCGACGACGTGGAAGAACTCATTGCCTGCCGGGATGACGCGATAAAGCGGCGAGGTCTTGGGTGCACTGGAGCCGACCAGGCCGAGGCAAAGCGCCAAGGCCATATTGCGGCGCTGATTCATTGCGAGCGCTACATCGCAGTAAGCGTGCTGACTTTGATTCATGGTCAACTCCATTCGTTGGTTCACCTGTATTCGTCAACACTCACTCCTCCCGCTGGTTGCCGATGGGCGCGGGGGATGAGTGCTGACGGGTAGAGGCGGGGAAGGGTGCAGGCGCCCGGCACTTCCCGGGATGTGTCGAGTCTGGCCAGCTATGCCCTCGGACTCGCCTGCGGTGTTCTTCTTCGTTTGGGTTGGGCCTACCTTTCAGCTGATGCGCGGTCACATCGTCGGCCCTGCTTTCAGCTGCCTGTTAGGGTGTTGGGCGAAGCCTTCAGGCTTGCTACGCCACGCGGGTGTATCGTTGATTTACTTCATGGCGGTTACTCCTAACGTTCGCTCACTGGGAAGGCAGTGGCCACCTGTCGAATCTGCATCTGGGTGTGACCTGCATGACGTTTGTCTGCCTTCGCTGTCGCGCTGGCTGGCGTACTCAGATCACACTCCGATGCAGCCTGGTGCTGGGGAGTACCAGGGTCTCGGGCAGTTAACGACAGGCTGTCGTGGCGCTGGTTGTTCAGTCTTCCGCTTCCGCTTCGATCATCTTTTCGATGTCGGCGGCGGCCGGCTTCTGCCAGTTCTTGATCTGGCCTGTCTCCAGGTCGATGTTCAGGATCAGGTAGTCGCCGTAGTGCTGGCCTGGGAAGAAGTCCGGCACATAGCCTTCATAGCTGCCGACCTCTTCGCCCTGGGCGTCTTTCAGGCCAGCAGCGAACCCGTCGCGGACCTTGATGTGCAGGTGCAGCTCAGTCACGTCGACCTGCACCGTTTTCTGCTGATTGATTTGCATGCTGCTGTCTCCGGGTTGATTTCCCGTCAGGCCCTCTTGCGGAGGCCTGCCAGTGAAATCTTCATGCGACCTGGCCGAAAACTTCACGGCTGAAGCCCTGGATGTTCATGTGCGCGCTGACCGTCATAGCCTTGCGCTGCTTGATGTGGCTGCGCAGCGCGAGATCCGCCAAATTAGCCTGGTCGGCTTCGAGCGCCGCAATTGCCTCGTCGATACCGCCGAACCACTTCTCCAGCAGCCTGGCGCACGATGCGGCTGCCTCGTTGACCAGCTCATCGCTTGCTTCGAAAACTAAATTGCTCATCGCCCATTCCTCGGTTGTCATCCCAAGCAGCCCTCGCGAGAAGGCGGCTCAGTGATGCTTTCCGCCGTGGCCCGCTACTGGCGTCGGTCACCGGCTTGAATCAAATGTCACTCCAGCCGCGGGCCTTTCGGCTTGTTCTCCCGCTGGATAACTGTTCTTGGCGCTTTACGCTGCACGCCCGGGTCAGTTGCCAACCCTCTGAACCGTTTAGGCCGGTTCATCGCTGCCTTTGAATCTGGGCCGGTGGTGATCCGGCAAGGGGTGAAACCAAAGAGCGGTGGGCGGATGCCCTTCGCAGTGGCTGTGTGTCGCTGCGATGTAGTTAATTTAGCCTCAAGCTAAAATATCGTCAATAGCTCCAAGCTAAATATTTAGCGATGGGCGAAAACAATCTTGAGGCCTGCGACGACTCTCTGCCGGCAGGTGGGCTCTATATGCGCTTTACGCGGCACTTAGCAGTGAGCTATGATTTTCGATAAGCTGTATGTATATACAGTATTTAAAATGGAGGGAATTTCATGGCGAATCAGCAGGCGGCAGCGGCAGTACGGCAGGAAATGAGCGGCATGGAGCGGCTGGGGCTGCGCGTCTCATCGATGATCAACCACCCCGTGGCGCAGGCGCAGCGCTGGGTGACCATCCATCGCCTGGACACGGACGGTGATCGGGAATGGGAAGAAGTGCTGAGCGTAATCGCCGAAACCGACGAGCTTGAGCTGACACTCAATGACGATGGCAGCGTGACGGTTAGGTGGGAGCAGCAGGAAGTCGACGAAGCCGGGAGGGCAGAGGTCGAGTTTGAGCCAGAAGAAGAGGCGGCGCCTTTCTGACAGACACAAAAAGCCCGCTCAGTGGCGGGCTCTAATCTCTATCTAATGTCTAGCTTTTCGCATCATCCCCTTTAGGTGGTGACGGTGAGATGCTTTTCCTGAAGTCTTCGGCTACGGGCTTGGAGAGCCCTTTGTTCTCGCCAAAGGCAGTTTTTACGGCATCATCAGCGGCAAGAAACTTCTCTATTTTCCCTTTTGCTTCCTTCGATTCGTCGATCTTCTTCTGAAGCGTGGCTATCAGATCATCTGAAGCAGAGGCGAACCTTTTATGCTTCCACTCCCTTTCTGAAGATGAGGCCTCGTGGAGTTCCTTGGTTGCGCGATCATATGCCTCTTGGGCGTTACTCTCCTCCACCATAAGGCGGACTCTAGCGGAAGCAAGCCTTGTCATTGCCTTGCACCCTTCAATGAATGCGAGCGCCACATCTCTGTCGGCAGGGCGGTGAGACCAGTCCGCCGAGGCCAGTTTGCCAGCCTCTTTATCCAGTGACTCCAAGGTGCCGGATGCGCGACTCGAGTACTCGGCAAGGGTTATGCCGTCCTCATTCCGAGCAGAAATCTGCCTCTCAAATAAAGCTGTTGACGCCTGAACTGCACTTAATGCTCGACCGCTCTCTTGGTGGCTCTGGTATGCGCCCCATCCAAACCAACAGCCAGCCGCGACGAGAACGGCAATAGTGCCCGTAATAATTGAAGCCTTCATCCCTAAGCTCTCCATATGAAAGCCCGCACTTTACCATTCGTGGCGTACAGCCACCATTTGGGTGGAGGGCGTTCAATCTTGCCCATGCGACTTCAGCTTGGCCAAGCCCTGCTTGATATGCCCGGCATTCTCCCCGATCGCCTCAAGGGCGCCGCGCACATTCTCGCCGACCTTGGCATGGCCTTGGCTTTCGACGAACAGCGTCAACTCCATCAGCGCAGCTTCTAGGGCGAGTTGGTTCTCATAAATGCGTTCCAGGGTGTTTGTAAGGGAGTATTCGGGGGAGGGCATGACTCTGTCTCCATAGAGGGCATGGAAAGCGTAGCAGCAGGCAAAAAAAAGCCCGCTTGTGGGCGGACCTAAAGGGAATTCTTCAAAGGAGTAGAGGGAGTTTGGCCCCGCTCTTGTAAATACCAGGTGAAAAGGATGTCGCCGAAACGAAAGGTATGGTGCGGCGGTTAGTTTGAAGGTCGAGCTCAGAATGAAGTCGCGATTGCTAAGGCGAGTTGATGATCATTCATCAACGGTGGTGCATAAGTCGTACGGTAGAAGCGCACCGCCTGTTCAAATTGGGCACCGCGTATGTCACCGTTTGAGCCAATAAAGGCGAGCGCGTCAGCCTTTGCTGGCTTGAAGTTGTTCGATGCAAGCATAGTAAGCCCGGTGGTTCCCGCAACGGTGTAGGTTGGAGCCATTAGCACTGATAGCATCGAGTTATTATAGGAGTCATCGGACCCCTCAGAGGCATGAGCGTTGATCGATACCATGAGGGCTGCGGCTACAATCTTCCATGAGTCCATGCTGCGTTGCTTCCATTGCGATCAGAGGGCATCACGATAGCAGAGCAGGGGATCACCAGAAACAACAAGCCCGCTCGGTGGCGGGCTACGGAATCAGATCTGGGGAGCTACAAGAAGACCTGTGTAGCGGGCAAGCTAAGCCTTTGTGATTAAGGCATATCAAGCTTATCAAGCTCTCGTCCGAGCTTATCCTTCAATGAGCCTGAGGTTGTTGAAATTGTACTGATCGTCGCAGATCTCGGTGCGGAGGCTTCGCGCCTATTTGACTGAAATTCTCCGCCCGTGACGGCCTGCTTGAATGACAGAAAATCAGAGCTTGCACGAGGCCAAAGAACAGCACTGTATCTGCTGAAACGTGATGATATGTCTTTGATCTTTGTATTTATTACAACGCCAGAAGTGCCCGTTTCGCTGCCTGGCTTCATCCAATAATCGATTGCAAGCGCTGTCAGCTCCTCAATGTCTCTGTGGATTTGCTCGAGCCTTTGCCTTCGCTGGTCTTTCTCGCGATCAATTCTAGCTTTCGACTCAGCAGCAAGCCTCAGCCCCTCTGCTTTCGACTCAGCAGCAATCCGCAACTCGTCTGCCCTAGCGTTAGTTCTTTTCTGAGCGTATGCGGTCCAGATCGAAATTATCAAGGCGAACCAAGCAGGTATGTCTCCCAGATCCATTCCGGCCTCAGGCATGTGCTGCATCAATGTATTGCCAAATCTCATCGATAACGTACGGGTCTTCCTTGTAGCGAAACTTCAATTTCTTGTGAAGCGTTTCTTTGGTGAATTTTTTCAAGCGCACCAAGCCACCAAACGCCTCCTCAAGAAAAGAGGATCCGTAACCCATGGAGCCGTCTAGATCCACCTCAACTACGTCGTATTCACGCAACTTAGGCTCCAGAAGGTCGTCCCTAAACACCTCGCCAGAAAAAGCGCCATCAACGCGGTAACGCCCCGCTGGGTACTGACTAAACTCACTAGCGATTGCTATGGTTGTCATGTTCATCTTCCAAATCCTGCATTTCTTTAACCGGGATTGCCCATTGGATCACTGTCCCGAGTATAGATTCAGTGTACGCACCGTCTTTATATGTGGGCGGAGCCGTAGAAAAATCAATACCGACAGCTCCCATGTTGCTATAGACCGACAGGCGGCCACCAAGGTCCTCGGCGGCCTTGAGGATATTTCGCCTCATCCCTTTTCCACGGTGGTCCTGTTCCGTACGCGTCCGGCCGAGCTCAAGAGACCGCCTGATCATGTTCCTGTCTCGCTTACCTTCGGAAAGCATAGTGAGCTTTACTATGTCCTCGATCTGTTCGGCCCACTTCTCGGGCAATGTGACTGGAATGCCAAGGCCAAGGTCACAAAATGCTACATGCAGCCATCCATCTAAGACCTCAGCAAACACCCACCAACGTCGCTCGTCGGCGGATGCCGAGCCGCTTAACCTATCTCCGCGCGGCCTTAGGTAGGCGTGGTGCACGGCATTATCCATGGCCTCGCCCACTCCCGTTACAAGTTTTTTGTAGCCGGCAGGTAACTGGACTTGGATTATCTTCATAAGGGCATCAGCGCTTAGCTGATTTACACTCACATCTGACGCATATCGCCATTTCGCGACCGTAGTGTCTTCATCAGTCACCTGCAGCCGATGCCGCTTCTCCAAAATGTCAAATAGGCCAATCTGCTGAAAAACTTTCTCGACCGTTTCGTCTTTAGGATAGCCGCATTTTAGCCGGCACCTACCTCGCAGAGAGCGGGTTATCCTGTCGATCTCCGCCAGCATCAGCAACGTTCCGCAGGAATTAACCTTCTCTGTTTGGGCAAAGCTAATTGTGACACTGCCGCGCCTTGTACAGGCTTTCCTCAGGTTCCTCAGGAAAACTACCAGTTCTGCTTGGATATGTTTGTTATACAGACCAATCACTTTAGGCGCGATCAGCGGCTCTGGCCTTGTGGGCCGTCCCTTTGCTTTAGTTCGAGAGGAGAGAGGCTTGCCTCGAGACTTTGACGCGAGCCTGTTTCTGGCAATACGTCTTTGTCGTGAAAAATAGTCGTCCGGGTTGAGCTTCAAGCTTCACTCCTTGTTTAATGGACCAATCCCTGCATGTTTTCAATAATTTTCAACGCATCAGTGACCTGCTTATCTCCGGTTTTGTCTTGAGTTTGTTAAGTCGTCAAGCGCTTTGGCAAATGGCATGCCAAACAAGGGCGCACCAACCTGGCTCTGCGCAGTTCAGCCAGCCTTTCCACGCATAATCCTTCCCACCTTCACCTCAGCCGCGCGCGCCATAGAAGTGGTTCAGCGCTATCAGCTCAACCACAGCCACGATGGTGCAGAGCACAACGAAGCCAGGGCTGAAGACTCGCTTGCGGCCGGATGAACCCCAGCTAAGACCAACTGCGTCGGAGTATCCGGGGATCATCATAAGCAGCGCCAGCCAGGCAATGACCCCCACCTTGCTCCAGAAGCTCTGCTCGCGCCATGCAGTCATTTCCGCTGTTCCGCAGTCCGAATTATCCGGCCGTCCTTCACCTCATCCGCATACCCCGCCAGCCTGTCCTCGGTTTCCTGAAAGGAGAAGGCGATCTTCATCAGATCGTTGGCGCCTTGCTCATCACCTGCCGCCAGAAGGCGCTTGGCAAAGACAAGCAGATCGACGCCTGACCACTTGAGCAGGGCCGTAGCCTCTTTCAGATCGCGGCGTAGCTGCTGGTTGGGTTTGGTCAGGGGCATGGCGTTACACCGGTTGTCCATTCCACACGTAAAGCACCCGAGCCAGGATGTGGGTGTCATCCACTCGTATGTCCTCGGGGTCGTGGTGCTTGTTGTCCGAAATCATCTTGAAGCGGTCCTTACCTTTCTTCTGCAAGCGCTTCACGTACAGCATGTCGTCGTGCGAGAACAGGTAGATGCCATCTCCTGTGAACTCCCGGATCGTGATGTCCACGAGCAGGGGGTCGCGATCCTTGATCGTCGGGGCCATCGACTGTCCCCAGCCGGTGATCATCTTGAGGTGGAAGTGTTCTTTGAAAGTGACGCCCATCTCGCGCAGATGTTTTGGGCTGACCCGTATGTCCTGAAGCATCTCTGGGAATTCGTGCGGGATCTGCCCGCCGCCCATCGCTGCGCGCACGTCATAGTGGGCAATCCACACCTCATCGCCAACCTGGCCGGGGCGAGAGAAGTCGACGGTAATGACGTTGCTTGTCTCGTCAGCCGCCGCGATGATCCGGTCACGAGCGGTGCTAGTTAATCCTTTGACCCTCGAAAGCATCTGCTTTATCTGGTCCGCTGCGGTCTGCGCTGAAGCCTCACCTGGTTCGTCGCCCGATATCTGATCGTCGCCCAGAGTCATCGACTCGCCCAGAGAGATGGAATCGAACCAACCTCTGGGTAGCTTCTCGATCGCCTCAATTCTCCGCGCTACGTCGTCTCCCAAATTCTTCGCAGTCTTGTCCGACAAAATCTGACTCAGGTGCGCAGGGGCCATCCCCCAGCGCTCGGCGCACGCGCCTTTCCGCTGGGTTCCTATGAGGCTGATCAGTTTCTGCTTGCGAATCGCATAAATATCCATGCGAGCAAGAATGCCAGCGTTTAGCTCAATGCTAAATGTGCTCAAAGCTAAATATTCCTTGCTGATATATTAGCCATAAGCTAAATTTCTCCTATGTTTAAGGAGAGATCCCATGAATGACCATCTGCGTGACTGGCTCGCCAGCGCTTCAAACGAACGGCGCCAGTCAGTGGCTGCTGCTGCCAAGACGACGGTAGGGCACCTGTGGCAGCTGGCAGGCGGTCACCGAAAAGCCTCGGCCGACCTGGCAGAGCGCCTTCAGGACGCATCAGGTGGAGAGATCACCATCGCAGGTTTGCGACCGGATCTTCTCGACCTGGCGCACAAAGTCCTACGCGGCGCCGCCTGACATCCCTGTCCGCCGTTCCATTGAAGCCAGATTAGAAGAGAGCAGTCCCCATGCAAACGTCCAGTTCCAGACACACCGTACAAACCCGTGATCAGGTGCTGGTCGCCCACGCTGCAAACCAGATCGCACGCACCAGCCTGAGCCAGGACGACTTCGCCCAGGCGCTGAGCCGTGAGCTGTACCTGTCGATCCCTGATCGCGCCAAGAAGAAAGACGTCCCGGACTTCAACTCTGCTGAGCTGACCGGCGACGTGAATGAGTTCGTGAAGGCGACCGGCCGCTGGCTCAAACGTGTTCAGCGCTGGCTGTCCGGTGACCAGGAGATGCCTTCCTGGCTGGAAGAGTCGTGGGTCAACGCCCTAGAGCCTGAATACCGCGATCACTGCCTGAACGAGCTGGCGAGCCGCCACGGCTTGACCGGTGCTCGGCAGATGATCAGCGACCAATGTGCGAACAAAAGCTTCGGCGCGCTGATCCGTGCGCTCGGCGATGTGATCGATACCGGCAGCGAAGTGTTTGACGACCAGGTGATGTGCGAACTGGATCTGCCGCATTTGCCGGCGTTCGCCAAGCAATGCCGTCAGGTTGAAGCGAAGGCGGGGGAGTTGGGGCGTCGTGCGGAGCAGTTGCTCGCCGGGGCGCGGCCATTGAAATCCATCGCCTGAATTTCAGGCACAAAAAAGCCGACGTACGAGGTCGGCTTTTTCTACAGCGGTAAACAACTGGAGCGAATCATGCACCAACACACAGAATCGATCAATAGTCCCAACAATCTCGCGCCACGTTTTTCGCAATCTGAAAACGTGGCGCGCGGAGTTTCCATGTCCAGCCTTGAGCTGGTTGACTTCATCAACTCCAAGCGCGAGAAAAGCCAGCCGACCCTGACGCACAAGAACCTGATCGCCAAAGTGCCACGTGTTCTTGGCGCCGATCAATCGGCTAAATTTTCAGCCGATTACCTTGATGTCCGTAGCCGCGTACAAAAGTGCTTTGTGTTCCCCAAGCGCGAAGCCTGTCTGATCGCCATGTCGTACAGCTACGAGCTTCAGGCATTGGTGTTCGATCGCATGACGGCGCTTGAGGATCGTGAGCGCGCCCGCGCACTGCCGAGCAACCCCAAGATCATCGGCGAGCTCGCCATTCTGGAGTGCTTCGACCGTCTGCTGAAGCCTGCGAACTCCAGCAAGATGATGATGCTGGCCAAGATCGCTTCCAACAACGGCCTGGACGCTAAATTCCTCCCAGGTTATGCCGTGGACGCCGCGACAGATGCCGCTGGCGGATCTTCGATGCCTACCAAGGCAATCACCGCCCTTATCAAAGATCACGCCATCGCCAGCACAGCCCGCGCCTTCAACCTTGCACTTGAGGCCCATGGCTTCCTCAAGGTCCTGCAGCGCAAAAACTCCAAGCAGGAAATGGTCGACTTCTGGTCCGTGACCGAGAAGGGCCTGGCCTACGGCAAGAACCTCACCAGCCCTCAATGCCCCCGCGAGACGCAGCCTCATTGGTACGTGGACCGCTTCCTTGAATTGGCCGCTAAGGTCGGGAAGGCCTGACATGCAATACACCGTCACGATTAACCAGGTGAAGGCGCTGGAGTGGGGGCTGAATTCTCAGCAGGCCCTGCTGTTCGCCTTCGTCTACGGCTGCCCGAGCTGGACCAAGCCAATCAAGACTGACGACGGGATCTTCTTCGCGCTGAGCAAGGCCAAGATCATCGAGGAGCTGCCGCTGCTCACTGATAAGCCGGACACCGCTTACCGCATGCTGAAGGCCCTAGAAGAGGCCGGTTTGATTGAGCTTTCCAGCACGTCGAACATCACGCTTTTTCGCTTGACCGAGAAGGCCGTCGAGTGGAATCAGAAGCTGGACGGATCGGAAAAATATCCGACCCCACCAAAAAACAAAGATCGGAAAAATATCCGATCTACCTCGGACAAATCTCCGAGC